CAAGGATACGAGAGTGCTTGTTTTACCACTACCAGCGAGAGCGCCAACCACTACGTCAGCGCCTTCCATTACTGCGTCTATAACATCTTTTTGCTCTTCGGTAGGGGTATTCCCACCATCCTGAGTGTAGTCATAGTCGCTTCTTTGTGGTTTTGGACTTTGACTAATTAGGTCAGCAAGTTTTTTACTATTTTCATAGTTTGGCATGTCGTCGGCGCCCGCACCAGAAGAAAGTCCTGAAGGATTGTCTTCGTTGTCGCCGTTCTCCATCCACCAGTCAATTGCTTCATCTTCTGAATTGAATGGGCCAACTACTCCAGCTGTGTCGAAATCTGGTTCGTCACTGTACATTCCCTCGTAGTCGTCAAATACGAGTTTTTCCATGTACCAACCATCACCAAGGTTTGCATCTTTGCCAAACTTGCCATCGGGGTTTCTTGCGAAGTCGGTAGTCATTTTTTCGTAATTGCCTCTGTGTAGAAACAATCTATTGCCGTATCCAGGAAGGTCCTTTATGTACTGTTTTGAGTCACTTGGGCCGTTTCCAAGGTCTTCAACGAAGCCATCCCTTAATTCTTCACCAAGAGGACGGATGCCTCTTTCTTCAAGCATTTTTTCTCTTGCTTCTCTGTAGGCCATCAACTCTTCTTCTTCAGCGTCAAAGCCAGGCCATTCGATATCTTCCTTTGCGAGCAAGGAATCTATTCCACCAGTAACACCCCTGTCTTCAAACCTGTCAAGAACTTCGTCGACATCGCCAAGGTATTCACTGCTTTCGCGGAACTTGCTTATCTTCCGTTTTCTATTATCACGCCTACTGCCAGAACTAAGTCCAGAACCAGATTTTCTCAGTTCGCTAGCGCGCCTCATTTCGGCAGCCCTAATCTTTTCTCTGGTCATGTTGAATTTTTCGGCTGCTTCGTCTAGCGAGTTGCCGTCCATTCTGAAGTCAAATATCTCTTTGTCGGAAGCTTCCCCACTTGGCTTTGCCCCAGAAGAGAGACCGCCTTTTTTATCAAAGCTACTTATGCGGGCATCAAGTTCCCCTTTTAGCATTTTGTATGTTTCTTGAGTCTGGTTAGCTATATCCCACAGGTCTTGAAGGCGCCTAGCTTCCCTTCCGGCCACTGCCTTGCTCATATCTTCTTCGCGCATCAGAATCTCAACTAGACCTGCTTCATCCTGATAGGTGAGCCTGTCCGCCATCTCGTCGTTCCACTCGTTATTGATTTTTTTGAGTATCTCTTTCCATCTTGCTTTCAAGTCATAAAGAGCATCTTCAGCTTCTTCTTGCGAAAGGTTGTCAAAGTTTAATTCATTGAAAATATTTTCTTGCGTATCGAATGCATCATCGCCATTTTCATTGTCAAGAACTGCGTCCAAGGCAGAGGCTGGGGTTTTTGAGTAGTCAATGTTTGATTTTTTGTCTTCACCAGAAGAGAGGCCGCCTCCATCTTCGTCATCCTCGTCTTCAAGTCCATATTCGTTTGCTGCTTCTGCGTAGTCTTTATCTACCCACTTCTTTACCGCAGCGAGACTTGAGAATTCTTTATCGTGCTCATACTCTTGAGCATCCTGACCACCATTTCTAGCAGCATCGGAGTAGCGCGTTACAATAAATTTGCCGTCGTCAGTTTTATAAACGTCGTATACGCCTTCGATATCCGGAGCATCCATTTCGTAGCCGTCTTGAGTTTTGGTCCATTCTCCGCCAGAACTTAAGCTCTCTTTGGATTTCTTAGGCTTAGGACCTTTGAGTCTGCGTGCAATATCCTCATCGGCGGCAAGATAGTTTTCACGCCTTGCAACATATGCATCGGCTGCTTCGAGCATTCTTCCAGCTTCGTTCTCAGCCTCAACCGCATCCATTTCGTATTCACTTTTAAGCGATTCAACGAGTGAATCAAAATCGTTATTTATTACATCTTCAGAAAGTAAGCCATCATTTCTTGCTGATGCTTGGTCTTTTCTCATTTGTGCGGCTATGTTGCTACGCGCATCTTCTAACTCATCAGGGTCTAAAGTATCTAAGTACTCGCCAAACTTTTCTCTAGATGAGTCTGTATCCCATCTATCATCCATATCCTTAAGGATGTCGTCTAGTTTTTTTGAAGCACCATCAGATTGTTCGCCACCGGAAGAAAGCCCACGAGCTGCTGGTTTATTTGCTGCTTGACCCCGTTGTTGAGCTTCGAAAGCTTCAGTAGCACGTCTTGTGTCTACTCTTCCTCTTGATGCGTAGTCGTTAACCCCTGGAACTGCTGGTCTCTCGAAAGCGGTGCCTTCCTGAACGAGACCATCATTGTCGCCGTCCCATGCTTTTGGATTAAATCTCGCAGTGAGCCCGCGGCTAGAATTCCGTATCTTCCCGGATACGCTTCTTCCTAAGGCTTTCTCTTGTTGAAAAAAAACAGGAGAGGCCGCCTCCGAAACAGCCTCAATGAATTCTTTGGTTACCCCATTTGTGAAGACAATTCCACCATCTTCAACATATGAGTCAACCATGTGGTAGCTAATTATTGGGTCCAGTAGCTGTTTCACCTCAAATGCTTTTTCTGGTGAGACTGGGAGAACGTAACCAGCGTCTGGAGCCCTATTTAGAGATTTTTCGCTGTACTCGTCAATTCTAAACAGTGATTTTGACTCTTCTCTTTTAACCCAGTTGCGACGCAGTGCAATTCTTGCACTTCCATCAAGGAACTCTCTTGGGTGCTTGGCTTCTATCTCTTCAAGCCACTTGACTTCTTCTTCTTCACGTTCCATGTCGTAATTCATTTTTTGAATTGGACCCATGGTTACTACGCCGTCTGGAATTACAGCAAATCTGCATTTACCTTCTGGCTCTACAGCCATGGCAATTATCTTGCACTTTCCTTCACCTTCGTAGAGGATGCAGTTTGCACATTTGACGCCTATTTTTGCTACAGGGTTTTCCGCTGGAGACTTGTAACCAGCCCAAACGCCAGTTGAGTCTTCGTTGAACTTTCCATACCTTTTCGTAATTCTTATTAACGCTTCAGCTAGGTCACGCTCTTCATCTACAACTTTAGGATTTGTTCCAGGAGTAGGGGCGCCTGTTCCTTGGTAATTAAAACGAACCATTGGTGGCGATGATGGACTGGCTCCAGGTACGGCTGATGGAACAACTACTGGAACAAAGGGGTTCTGAGTAGTCATCGGCTTAGATGGCATGCCCATTGGCATTCTCTGAACTGGCTTTGCTACTGGTGATTCATATCTTTCTGGTCTTCCAAACATAAAAACACCGTCATCACCCATGTGGTATCTGCACTTGTAGTCAGAAGGCTCACCCTGTTCACCATCTCTGCTGAAGTGAACAACGCCGTCTTCCATTTTCAAAATCTTGACTGGTGTTCCGAGGCGTACTGAAAGTTCTTCTTCTAGTTTTCTCTCTATCTCAGAACCTGGTTTTGGCTGCCCATAAGTGTCAGGCATTCCCATCGGGGAAGTCATCATTGGAATCATTCCCCCTTTTTCGTCAGACTTTACGGATATTGTTCCGGTTAACTGATTTGCACCGTGCAGCACAGGGCTAACTTCGTAGAGCTCAACTTCGTAGAGGATATTTGCTTGGGAGCCTTGGTCGAATTGAGCGCGAAGAGTTTTGTAGCCAATAGACCACTCTTGCTCTTCACCGAAGAATGCAACATTTGCAAAAGCTTCACGTCCCTTTTCTGAGTTCAGGTTGAATTGAACTTTTGCATAAAGACCACCAATTCCGGCAGCCCTCATCTTTCCAGGGAGGCGAGGGTCAGATGGTGCAACTTCATATATTTCAAGAACTTTACCGATTGGGTCATTCCAGTTATGCCCCCAAACAACACGTGGCTTGCGACGCATAAGGCTTTTCGTAAATGCACCAGTAGCGCAAACATCGCCAACGGAGTCTTTATTTCCAATGCCAGCAACAAAACATTCGACGATGCCCTGGGCTTGGTCTAAATTTACTTGCCCGGCGCTGGCCTTGTATTGTATGTCGCTAAAGACGGCAGAAGACATGATACTCCTTTGTGTTATTAAACGATAATAAACGACAAAAGATTAATGTATGAGCAAGTATTGACGTTTTTATTGTTCGTTTACAGAAATGGTTTACTTAAACACTTTTCCAAAAGTCCAGGCTCGTCTTGCTTCTGCTTCCGCAACGCTGAATCTAGTTTTTGCCATGAGGTTTGAGAAGTAAGAAACCACCTCGGCCCTGAAGGCTGAAGCCCTCTCTTCTTCTCCAGGGACATTCAGTGCAGTGAACATTGCTCTGGACATAAAGTTCTTAGTTTCAATGTTTATTTCAGATATTCTGCGTATCTGAGAGTTTACTTGAGCAATGAAGTCAACGTCATGTTTAACTTCTGCAGACTTCTCTGAAAGGTGACTATTTCTAACAGACCAAGAGTCCTGAATGATTGAAGATATGACTGGCTTTATGTCTTCTTCCATCTGCTTGTCCCAAACGTCAATCTGTATTATCGAGTCAATGTCTAGAGTTCCCGCAAATAGGGCTTTCTTTGATTTGGCCCCTGAAACTTTTTCTAAAATAACTCTCTGTTGGCGCTCAAGAACTCTTTCTATCCCTCTATTAAGAATCTCTTCCCACCTATTTATGTCTTGATTCTCATCCTTGAACATCATTGGTCCAGCCGCCGACGCTGCTCCGCCCGGTATCGGCGCCTGTCCAGTCATGGGTGCTGCCTGAGTTTCTGGTAGTGGCATAGCTGTTTGAGCCAAAGCCCCAGCCATAGTGTTTGGGTCAGCTGGAGCCTCTGCTGCTCCACCAATTGGGGGAACTGGCTGTCCAGGTGGCATTCCTTCCATTCCTGGCATTCCTGGGGCTCCTGGAGGCATACCTGGCATTCCTGGAGGACCTCCGACTTCAGCCGCTGGTGGTTCCATCTTCTTCTTCGTATTTGATATTGGTACGAGGTTGGGGTTCATTAACAGTGAGTCGGCAAGGTCAGACTCTGTCTCTGGCCTTCCTGAACCTATGCGGTATTCGTTGCTTGAGATAAGGCCAGACTGGAATTCGTCCTTGAGATAGCGTCTCTGCTCCTGCTGATAAAGCATGATGATGGGAACATTTGATGTATCGAAATCTAGATAATATTCTTCGTCGAGTTCATCTAGTCCTCGCTCAAGTATCTCAAGATGGGGAAGCATGGTCTCCATCCAGAAAACACGAATTTCTTCAGCAGCATTACTAAACGTTCTGCCAGCAGCATTTCCTATAACAGACTCCGGAACACCAAATGAGGAAAGTATTTCCTCTTTAGTTATTTGCCTCATCTGAATATAAGCAGCATCTCTGGGGTTGGCAGAGGTATCTATATAATCAGCGCCTTCGTCAGAAGCAATAACTGAAGTGTGTCCAGCTCTGGATAGATTTCCACGAAAACGAGATTTAAGCTCTTCTTTATCATCGTCATCAATTTCCCCACGTAGTACAAGAAGACCTCCTGGCCTACCGTCATTTAGCAAATAGTTTCTGTTGTATAATTTTGCTAAATTTTCAATTTCTATAGCAACGCCACAGGCTTCAAGTGGGGTCAGCGAGAGGTATGGGTCAAGTGGGTGAGGTCGCCTAATCCACAAGACGTCTTCTGGTTTAAGGAATTGTTTTTCGCCAAACGGCATGCTCACTTCGTAGCCAGAAACAAATTTCTTAGGGTCTGGAATTGGGGCAGTTGCTTGAGGAGGAAGAAGGTTTATGCCAACTATTCCCCCGTCTCTTCCCCTTACCTTTTCTATAAATACCCCTCGCGTGCCCAAAAGAAGCTGCGCTGACATCCTGTATCTAAAGATAAAAGAGTTTTCCCCGATATTTGATTTATTGTTTAATATTTCCAGAATGCTTGAATTTTGAGCTTTTCTGCCAGTAACTATTTCTCCGTTGGGAGAATTGTCTTTTCTAAGCTGAATCGGAAGTCTTGATTGATTTCCCGCAATAGCGTCTATGCACCTAGCAACCCACGTTACTTTCTGCATTCCCTCTCTATAGGCCCGCTCGATGTCCCACGTATCCCTATACGGTCTGCCTGCATAACCAGGATTGTTGGAGACTATCGCTCCTGGTCCAATAGATTTTTCCTGTTGGCTATTGAGCGATTTGTTGCTTTGAGAGTTCCATGCCATATATTTTTACTCACGCCCCAAGAGGTAGCCGAATAGGCCGCAAGCAATACCTGCGGTTATAAAACCAGCTGGGGGGTAAACTAATGCCGCACCAACTGTTGTAAATAGTATAAATGAGAGCATCATTAAATAAGCGAAAGTACCGCGATTAAACAATGTTCTTAATTTCAAAAAATAATTCTTCGTTTTTAAAAGTAGATTTCGCATATGACAACAGTAGCTTAGTCCATAATTCGGCGACGAATAGGAAGTAGTTATGACAACTGACTGGAATAAAGTCTTAGAGTACCTTCAGCCTAAAATGCCTCCGTTTTGTCCTGAAGAGCCATCTGTAAACCAAAAAGTATTTTTAAGAACAAATTCAATTGAAGGACTATTTGGTGGCGCAGCGGGCGGCGGGAAGAGCTCAGCACTGTTGATGTCTGCTTTACAGTATGTTGATATTCCTAATTATTCAGCAATTCTTTTTAGACGCACATTTGCCGACCTGTCCCTTCCTGGGGCGCTCATGGACAGATTTAAAAGCTGGATAAATCTATACGATGATGTGCACTGGAATAATAATAGTTTCGTAGCTACATTCCCATCTGGAGCCAGAGTATCCTTTGGATACCTAAATAATGCTGGCGACTACTTGCGATACAAGGGCTCGGAGTTTCAGTTCATAGGGATGGACGAAGTTACCGAAATTCGAGAATCAGACTATAGGTACCTATTCTCCCGTCTCAGGCGACCATCCTCTGGTCCGTTGTCAAGAGTTCCACTAAGAATGAGGGCTGCATCAAACCCTGCGCCCAATTGGGTTAGGCAACGTTTTATCGTTGAAGGACCAACTACTGGAAGAATATTTGTACCCAGCAAGCTTACTGATAACCCAGGAATTGACGCAGCATCGTATCGACAGGCGCTACAAGCCCTGGACCCGATAGAGAGAAGAAGACTGGAAGAAGGAGACTGGTGGTCAACCAGTTTAGGAACATTATTTGACAGAACGTCAATAGTGATACTTGATTCCAGCGAGATTCCTCAAATAACGAGTTCCGCAAGAGCGGTGAGATTTTGGGACCTTGCTGCAACAGAACCAAGTCACTCAAACCCAAATCCTGACTATACCGTTGGGACATTGATGCTTTTTGACCAAGGCATTGCCTATATTCTCGACGTAAAGAGGGTTAGGGTCAAGGGGGAGAAGGTAGAGCAGTTAATTGCCCAAACAGCCTACGAAGACGGTCATGGAGTCCCAATAAGGATGGAGCAGGAGCCTGGCTCATCTGGCAAGGCACTGGCAGACCAATACGCAAGGTACGTTGTTCCTG